CTTTGATCCATTTGTAGGAACAGGTATGGGTTCACAAAACATGATGGATGCATTTGACTTTGGTGGATTTTCTCCTAGTGTAAACTTTATGATGATGCCATTACATATGGATTTGTTCCGTATACAGGGTATTGAGTTTAATGATCGTATACGTAAATCAGCATTTTCTTTTGAGATTCATGGAGATGACATTAAATTATATCCAGTACCTGGTACTCAGGGAACAATATCTACTCCATTTTATGATAAGGTTTGGTTTGAATTTATATATGAAAAAGATAAAACTAACAGCGGTGTGTTATTTGGGAATAGCGCACTTCTAAACGGGGTAGTGTCAGACGCATCTAATATACCATATTCATATCAAAAATACGCTAACATTAATGATATGGGCCGTAGTTGGATATATAGATATGCATCTGCCATTGTGAAAGAGACATTGGGATATGTACGTAATAAATATTCGTCAGTTCCAATACCAAATGGAGAAGTAACCTTAAATGGTAGTGATTTAGTGACACAAGGACAGTCTGAAAAAGAAGCATTGATAACACAACTTAGAGAATTTTTAGACAAGTTAACTAAAGAACAGATGTTAACAAGGCAAAACACAGAAGCAACACAACAAATGGAAATATTAGGAAAAGTTCCATTAAAAATATATGTAGGATAGGAGGTAGATTATGGCATTGTTTGGAGGTCAGAGGGATGCTAAATTTTTAGCTTCAATTAATTCAGAACTAATAAACGCTGTCATTGATACAGAAATTGAATTTTATAAACTTGTTGTTGAGTCATCGAATTCGAATTTATACGGTGAGTCTGAATCTAAATCATATTATGACTCTATATTGATTCCATGTCTAATTACTAAAGACGATAAAAATTCTAGTATGGATGATTATGGACATACATATACTCGTACTTCTAAATTTGCTATCGCTCGAGACATTCTAGTAAAAGCAGACTTTTATCCAGAAGTGGGTGATATTGTTTTTTGGGATAATGAATATTTTGAATTAGACAACGTAGATTCTAATCAATATTTTGTAGGTAAAAATCCTGAAACATGGCCTAATGGAACAGATCATGGATATAGTGTGTCAGTAGTTGTTGATGCACATGCAACTAGACAAACGCCGCAAGGTATTTTAGATATGCGTTTTGGTGGTAATAATAATTCACCTGCATATAAAGGAGATTAATGCCAAAGTATAATAGAAAAAATATCGATCGAAAAACAAATAAACCAAATCCAGATAGAACAGATGGATTAGGAGCTGATCCAATCTTAAATAGATCGGAACAGACACGTCGTGATGATGATGTAATTCGAAGTGCTTCTCGTACTATATATGATATTGATTATGCTGTAAAATGGTATATTGAAAATGAAATTGAACCTCAAATTACAGCAAATAAAAATTTAATATCAGTTCCTACTATTTTTGCTAATGGTGAAAAGTGGGATAATGTTCGTAGACTAGGATATATACGAGACGAAAAAGGAATGTTACAATCTCCTTTATTAATGCTTAAACGAAATTCAATGTCAGAACGTGACAACAGAAAAGGTTTAGATGTTAATAGAAAGTTAACTGATAATCGTTTAATTTATCGATCTAAATATAATAGTAGAAATAGATATGAAGATGAACTATTTCCTATACCAACAAATCCTAAACAGAAATCACAAAAAGTATATGTAGTAGACGTTCCCAAATATGTTACTATTGAATATGACTTGATGCTCTGGTGTGATTTTACTACACAAATGAATGAATTGGTAGATCAAATATTACCATATGGTAGATTTGCTTGGGGAAATGAACAAAATCGGTATGAAACTATAATTGGAAATGTAAGTTTCGAAACGGTTAATACGGTAGGAGAAGATCGATTAGTTAGAGCCACAATACCATTAACAGTACATGGAACATTGTTATCAGAACACGAAACTAAAATATCTACGCTGAAAAAAATGTATTCAGTAAAAAAATTAGTATTTCAAACAGTTGTTGATATTGATAGTAATATATTTGAAACAACAAAAATTCCTACTCAATTATTAAATTCATCACAAACTATTGTAGGTGGCGGCACTGTAATTGTTAACGGCGCCGGCGGTAGTCGTACGACAATAGATGGTAATGTATTAACATATTTAACTACACTAACAGATAAAACTGCAACATATGTATCTGCTACTACGGTAACAGTAAACGCAAAACCAGGAATTAATCCAACTAATCTACAATTTGCAAATGTAAATGAGTTTGACATATATGTTAATGGACAATATATTGATAGTAGTGGATACACCTGGACGCCAAATGATGCTACAATTCAAACAATAGTATTTGATACTAATGTATTGGGTTATGATATTATAGATACCGATGCAATTATTATTAATGGGAGATGGCAATAATGGCTAGACAGATTCGACCGGGACAAATACAAACGGGGTCTTTATATAATATATCCTCATCATTTGCAGTAACTGCCTCCCATGCATTAAATTCAACATCACCGTTTCCGTTTATTGGAGATGCTAAAATAACTGGATCTTTAGATATTAATGGAACAAGTGGAGATATATTTCTTATTAAATCATCCAGCGTCGAAGTATTAACAGTTAAAGAATCCGGAGCTGTTACAATTACTAATGATGCACCAACAATGTTTTTAATCAGAGATACATCATTTGCTCCCATATTAGCAGTATCAGAAAGTGGTGTAGTTATATTTGCAACTCAATCACAAGAACTAACAACAACAGCACCACATGGTGCAATATATTTTACATCATCTAGTTTATTTGTAGGACTAGATTAATTTAAGTACACATATATTTATATAAAAGAAATAGGAAATACGAATGGCAAATTGGAAAAAGGTTATAGTCTCAGGCTCAGCTGCTGATTTAGCATCATTATCATTAGGCACAGCTTTACCGGTTGGATCAGGTGGTACTGGTGCAACATCTTTAACAGATGGTGGAATATTATTAGGTAGCGGAACTGGTGCTGTAACAGCAACTTCAGTATTAACAAATGGTCAACTATTAATTGGAGACGGTACTGGAGATCCTGCTATAGCAACAATCACAGCAGGATCAGGTATTAATGTTACGAACGGAGCTGGATCTATTACTATTACATCAACTGCGGGAGGCGGAACTGTAACTAATGTAGCAACAGCAGGAAGTGTAAATGGTTTAACTTTAACCGGCGGAGCTATTACAACAACTGGTACTATAACATTAGGCGGTACATTAGCAAATGTAGCTAACTCAGCTTTATCAAACAGCACAATTAGTGGAAAAGCTTTGGGAACCGATCTAGATGATCTTACTATAGGAGCTGGTTTAGCAGCATCTTCGGCATACAACGGAGGAACAGCCCGAACAGCAGCAGTTGGAGCAGGTACTCACATCACAGTTAACACTAATGACGTTGCAGTTAATACCACTACATTAATATCCGCAATTTCAGGATCTATAATAGATACGATTGCTGGAGATGTAAACGTTGACACCAATGGTGTTTCAACCATCCAAGCAACTGCCGTAGAAGGTAGTATGTTAAATACTAATACTGCCGATACATCTACAATTGAAGTATCAAGTAACACATTATCTGTTCTTAAAGTGCCAAATGCATTGACAGTAGATAATGCTACCATACAATTAAATACCGGAACTACATTTGATGGCGCTGGTGCAAGAACAATTAGTGTTAAAGACGGAGGAATTGATGCCGATGCATTAGCATCTGCAGTAGCAGGAACTGGTCTTTCCGGAGGCGGCGGATCAGCATTATCTGTTGATTACGGTTCAAGTGCAGGGGATGCAGTACAAGGTAACACAACTATCACACTAACTCAAACGTCTGGTGAAATTGATATTACAGGTACCGCAGCACAAGCATTAGGAGGAGCTCCTTCTTATACTATAGGTCTCGCTGATACGATTACTGGTAATAGAACATTCTCAAACAATGTTAATATATCAGGAGATTTACTAGTTAATGGAACTGCATCATTTCAAAATACTACTAATTTACAAGTAAAAGATAGATTTGTATTGTTTGCTTCTGGATCGGGCGGAACAGGTGATGGTGGTATTGTTGTGCAACAAGCAACGCAAAACGTTGGTGAGTTATTTGGATATGACTCTGGTGCATTACGTTGGGGAGTAACAAGTAGCTTCGCAGCAGATAGTGCAGCATATACACCAGACGCATTTATGTCGGCAGTAACAACTCTATCAAGTACTAATCCAAACACATCAGGACCAGCAGCTAGATATAATAAATCAGGTAATATATATGTATCATCTGGGGATTCTAGCATTTGGATATATGCATAATATTTTATATATTATAAAAAAAGTTACAAGTAAATATATTATGGGGTTTAAAGCATCTAATACAATTATCAAAAAAGAAACTAACGCAAAATCCCACACTGATATTAATTTAAATGAAACAGAAATTGTGACGTTGCTTTCTTTGGTAAAGCGATCAACGTTTAGTGGAGAAGATATCGAATCACTGTATAATCTCGTATTAAAATTACAACAACAATATGTAAATATTAAAAAATAAATAGTTATGATATTATTCTCGATTGAAAATTTGTCTATAGAAGAAATTGCAGCAATGCGACAATCATTAAATGTAATTGATATAAAAGGGTCATCAGCTCAATTTATTTCTACACTTCAAAATAAACTTGATAATGAAATAAGTTCAGCACAACAAATATTAAAGCATGAAGAAGAAAAAAAATCTCTAGGTATCAAAGAAATCGAAAAAGCTCAACCTGCAAAGAAATCAACCCGTAAAACTAAATCATAACATATTTATATTAAATTAATAGTTGTTCGGCCGAAAGGAAGTAGGCACACGCACGGCATAAGTGTATGTAACTAACCAACAACATGAAGGAAATATAATATGCCAAATTGGAAAAAAGTTATCATATCTGGTAGTAACGCTACCTTAAATAATCTAGACGTATCGACTGATATAACAGCATCTGGCAACGTAAAAGTAGCAGGAGATGTAGCTGGTAATGTCTTTAGAGTTAATCAAAGAATAGCAGTAAACGATCAATCTGGTGCAATGACATTTGGATTTGATAACACCTATCCTATCCAACTAGGAAAGTCAACTAATCCTATCACCTTAAAAGGTGACGTAACAGCATCAAGTAATGTTAGCGCAAGTGGTGAAGTCTCAGCAAAGTTTTTAGAATTACCATTTTCATCAGATTCAAGCGGCGCATCACTGTATTTTAATAATGGAACATTTGCTCCAAGTGATGATGTTCCGTATATTCGAGGCGAACGCCAATCTGCAACTATTGGGTATGTAGCATTAGGATATAATGATAGTGATCTGCTTACCGTAGGAAAAAATAGTAACGGTAATGCAGTCCAGGTAGGCGGCTCTCTCAGGGTAATAACTGAATTGACAGCTAGCAATACCCAAATAAATGGATCATTAATAGTAACAGGTAGTGGTACTGTATTGGAAGTACAGGGAAGTGCAGGCACCTTATTTTCTGTTGATAATGATCTATCCGGAACACTATTTTCAGCTAATGATGTATCGGGACTTCCAGTGCTACAAGCATCTGCTAGTGGTGATGTGTTTATAGGTAAAACACCTCAATCATTATATACTACTGCCACTATAAGTAGCACGATTGGATCTACAACCACTGAATCGATATGCTCTTTAAGCACAAGCTCATATGATGGAGCATTTTTTGAATACACTGCTAGAGAAGTTGGAAATGTTAACTCACGAGCTGGAAGCATAATGGCAGTATGGAATAATGGAAACATCAGCTTTACAGACACATCTACCAGAGATATAGGAAGCACATCTCTTCTCATAATAAAACCAATAATATCAGGAAGTACTGCAAGATTGGTTGTTTATGGAGATAGCGGATTTAAAGTTAAAACAATAATCAAGGCAATATAATGAGTACACGGAGAGGTTCTATAACAACACGAGTAATAGCAGATGGGCTGATGATTAATCATGATGCAGCTAATAGAGCAAGCTATATCCCCAACGCTATTATAACACGTAATACAATTGACTTATCCCAAACAGGAACTTTTATAAACTCACCCACATTTGTAAGCTCTACACCCTCATGGGATTTTGATGGAACAGATACATCTATTAATTGTGGTGATTATGAAATGGACGGATTCACCGGGTTTGCTATTGAAGCTTGGTTCAAATCAGATTCAACAAATAGTGCGAGTAGAAGAATAGTTTCAAAAGATCAAGTAGGAGTTGCAGGTGCATGGATACTATGGACTAATTCATCAGATCTAATAATTCAGGTATATGATGGTGGATGGATAACTGCTACATACTCATCTTACTCAGAAGACAGCAATTGGCATCATGTAATAGCAAATATATCTGGCGGTAGAGTTGGACTTTATTTAGATGGTGTAAAAGTTGCATTTGCCTCTGGATTTTCATCACTTGATGATGCCGATAATGAAGTAATAGCAATAGGAGCAGATAGTGATCCTTCTTCTCCAAGTCATGTGTGGGATGGTCAAATTGCAAACGTAAGAGTATATAATAGAGGATTAGAAGACAGTGAAATAATACACAACTACAACGCTTTAAGGGGTAGATTTGAATAATAGCAACATATTTATATAAAATGGATTACACAAATAGAACATATGCATTTGCAAACACATCCGATACTGGAAGTGTAGATTTTACACAAGTAATGGAAACCTCATCTGAAACGGTTAGAAAATCAGTTGACGAATCCCAATTCATAATGAAATGGTACACAGCTAATGAACCGACCTTTATTGCAGATGAAAGCGTGTCTTTAACATGGAGTGGTAGTCACGCAGATTGTTTAATAGAGTTGAGTAGTGAATTTTGGACAC